TAACAGACATCATCGGTGTTGATACATTCGACATCGGCGGGCTCAACAGCACTAACGATCTTGACAACTTTGCAACCGGCGTCACCCTACCAACCGCACGCTACGACGCACTGCTGCTTGCTTGGGAGGCGCAAGACCCCTTCGATGGTATGGCTCCCAACTTTGGTAGCTCCACATACACAGGCGGTGGTGCTGTTGCTGCGGCCCGCGCAAGCCTTATCTCTCGCGACAGTTGGACAATTACCGATGGAGGTGTCGCGTAATGGCTATATTAACACAAGCATCAGGATATTACATCATCGACAACCATGCCATTGAGGTCCTCCCTGGTCAGGTGGTGTCCTACCGTGACACTGCTCCGGTTACGGTGTGCAACGACCGTGCTAACCTTATCGCTCAGTATCGGATACAGTTCCCTGAGCAGGCGAACCGACAGTTCCCACAGGAAGAAGGCGAGTGATTGACCTAGTAATCTACGCCGCCAACAAGGCCACTCTGCGCACGTTCGCTGTTGCTCGTGGTCTACTGGAAGATCGTGCGCCTGTTCCGCCCGGCGGATGTGCTGGCGTGGCTCACTGCTAACAGTCTCTCCGGCCATGAATGGGCCGGTGGCAACTTCTACTGACAAAGAAAGAATTTAATGCTTTTAGGCGGGCAACCTCTTGCAGCCGTGCCGCTGGCTGCGTCACCGCGCATATATGATGCTCTGACGGCATCGGGCGCCATCACGCTACCCGCGCTGACAATATCCGGTGCAGCCTCGCGCGGCCTGGACGCCACCGGGGCCATCACGTTGCCGGCGCTGACAATATCCGGTGCAGCCTCGCGCGGTCTTGATGCAACCGGCGCGATTGTCCTGGGTGCGATCACGATTAGCGGCAGCGCTACGTTGGGCATTATAGGCCGCACGGTCTATGCTGGGGCATCAGTGACAACCAGCACTCTCACTACAACCGGCCCAAATCAGACAGCGGATGAGGAATAAAATGGCGACGTTTCACATCAAGGAAGATGACGATTCTCCGACCATTGCGACCACGCTCAAGGATGCGGCTGGCACGGTCATCAATCTGACCAATGCAACGGTCACGATCCGCGCCAAGCGGATCGGCAGCACGACGCGGGTGATTGACGGCGAAAGTGTGACGGTATCGAACGCGACCGGTGGCGTGGTGCAATACCAACTCAGCACCACCGAGACGGCCACGCATGGCGTCTATCGGCTGGAATGGGACGTGACCTATAGCGGCGGTCGCGTCGAGACCTTCCCGAATGAAGGATATGATATCATGCAGATCGAGAAGGCGCTTTGATGCGGCTGTGGGACTATCGCGCCAACCGGCGAACCAGCGCGCCTGCGGTCGAGCCAATCACAATCCGCGAACTCAAGCAGCACCTGCGCATCGAGGACGATGGCGAGGACGAATACCTTGCCGTGCTGATCCAAGAATGCACGCAGGAACTGGAGGACGTGACCGGCCTGGCGTTGATCACGCAGACCTGGCAACTGACGCTTGATCGCTGGCCAACGCGCGGACGCGAGCCGTGGTGGGATGGCGTGCGCCAGGGCAGTATAAGCGAATTGCTCGGACCAGCCAATGCAACCGACGTGCGCCTGCCGCGCTATCCGCTGGCTTCGATCACGTCATGCACGGTCTACGATGAGGACGGCACCAGTACGGCAGTCACGGTTGGCAGCACGTTTGACGTGGACACGGCAAGCCTGCCGGGGCGACTGACGCTGCAAGTCGGCGCGACCTGGCCGGTGGCGCTGCGGGCGAATAACGCCATCGAGATCGTCTACGTTGCCGGCTATGGCGCAGAGCCTGACGACGTGCCGACGCCGATCCGGCGCGCGATCCGGCAGCTTGCGGCGTTCGCGTATGAGCATCGCGGCGACGGTTGCACCCCGGCTGATGCTTATGTTGGCAGCGGCGTTGATAAGCTGATCCGGCGCTATGAGGTGCTGGAAGTCTGATGGCGCATCCGTCATAGGCGCTAACACGGCAGATGTTTCGGCGTCTTTTAGCATCATTCTCAACAGCGGCGCTCCGCCTACGCGCGCAGGGATTCCGCAGGAGAATTAACCCATGAAATGCTGCGATATGAACGCCGGCATGTTGCGGACGCCCGTAACATTCCAGCGACGAACCCGCGTGGCCGATGGCGCAGGCGGCGCAACCGAGACATGGGCCACGATTAGCGGCGCTGCGGCGCGGGCCTATTACAAGGCGCTATCTGGCTATGAGCGGTTTCTTTCCAACCGGGTCGAGGCGCGGACCAGTGCCAGGATCGTGGTGCGGTACTTCTCGGGCCTTCGCGAGGGCGACCGGGTGCTGATCGACAGCGAGGCGCACAATATCACGTTCATTAACAATCTGGAGCGGCGCAACCGCTGGCTGGAGATCGATATACAGGGCGGGGAGGCAAGCTGATGGTGATGGTCAAGCCGAGCATCGAAGGGCTGGCGCAGATGCGCGCCGCACTTGCCAGCCGGCAGAAAGAATTGGATGCGGGTATCCATGAGGCGGTCACGAAAACCGGCCTATGGCTGCACGGCGATATTATCAAGCGCTATCAGCGCGGGCCGGCGTCTGGCACGATTTACACAAAATATAATCCGCGCCGCAGGCACCAAGCCAGTGCGCCATGGCAAGCGCCGCAGACTGACACGGGTCGGCTTGCGGGCGGCATGACATTTCGGCAATTGCCCGATGGCGTTGAGATTGTGAACCGCGTGCAATATGCGCGGGCGCTGGAGTACGGCCACAAGTACAGAACCGGCCAACGCATCTTGCCTCGGCCAGCATGGCGACCGGCGCGCTATAAAGCGGAGCAGCTACTAGATCGCCTCATTCTTGACGTTATCAATCGGTTTACGCGATGAGGCCGGCAGAGATACAGCAGGCCGTTTATGACGCCGTGAACGTGTCAGCGGTTACAACGCTTCTGACCAGCGCCAGCACAGAAACGCCGATCTGGACGCTAGGTGCGCCGCAAGTGGTCGATGCCGAGGCGGCGGGGAACTTCCCCTATATCACGCTCGCCTTCCTGACTGACGATGGCTTTACGACCAAAGACGACGCCGGCAGCGAGGCGTTGATTCAAGTCGATGTGTGGCACCGGACGCCAAGCGAACTCGCCATCAAGGCCATCGCGCGGCAGGTGTTCCTGGCGCTGCATCGCGTGACGCTGGGCGGGCTGACCGGCCACGTCACGACCGAATGCACCGATATGGAATTCATGACCGAGGACGACGGCATTACCCGCCGCGCCATGGTCGAGTTTCGGGTGGTTAGCCTCGGCTAACGCTCCAACGACCGCGAACGCGGCACAGATCAACCGGCAATCTCGAAAGGATCAAATAGATGGCCGCAGCAGCAGGGCGCAATATGCGCGTCCAGTACAAAGCCACGGCGTCCGCGGCCTATGCCGACATGGCGGGCGCGCGTACCGATGGCTTCACGATCAGCAATGAACACATTGACATCACCGACAAGGACGATTCCGGCATTGTCACCTATCTGGACGACATTGGCCGCAAATCGTTTGAGATGACGGTTGAAGGCGTGCTGACCACCGGAACTTTCCTGGGCCTGGCCGCAAATGCCGGCGTCTCGGCGGCAACGCACCTGTTCGCTTTTGACGTGCAGTCTCTCGGCACAATTGCCGGATCGTTTGTCATCAACTCGTTTGAGGGCAGCGGCGCGGATGGCGCAGAGGCGGCAACCTTCTCGATGACGGTTGCCTCGAGCGGCGCAGTGACGTGGACAACAACCTAGTTTCACGTCGCCGGTGATCGGGCGGGCGTATCATGCGCCCGCCTTTTTCCTATTGAGGGGTGCCCCTCAGAAAGCAGAGGCTCAAAATGGCTGGCGTATTCCGCGAGATTGAGATTGCCTACCAGGGCGAAACCTATTTCATCACGCCATCGGTGCGGATGCTTCGACGCATCGAGGGTGATGGTGATATTAACCTGCTGGGCGTGATTCACAAAGTCGGCACGCAAGCCGAATCCGGCGCGCTGCCCATCTTCGACCTGGCGACCATCGCCTGCGGCTTTCTGCGGGAGGCCGGCGCTAAGGTTAGCGAAGATGACGTTTACGGCGAGATGATGCACGACCTTTCGCACAACGAGGCGCGTTGGATCATTTCGTTCTGCGAAACGCTGGTAACGGCGATCAGCCCACCGGAGGATGCAGCCGGCCCAAAGTTGCCAGCGGCTCCAGCCGCAAAGCCCAAGCGCACCCAGAAGTCGAAATAGAACCGATTGCCTGGAATGCGCTTTACCTCAATTGCGTTCGCGGGCTGGGCTTGGCGCCGAGTGAGTTTTGGTCGATGACGCTTGGCGAGGTTCTGCTATTGTTGCAACATCACCAAGATGACCAGCCGGGTAACTATCCCGGCAAGCTGACAAGGCGAACGGTGCGCGAGTTGCAGGATTGGATGGCGCGCGGCTATCCCAAGGAAGGCTAGAGCATGGCACTGCCCGAAATGCGTGTGAAGATCGCGGCGGACACAACCGATGTCCAAACCGACTTTGCGAAACTCAACCAGACGCTTGACCGGCTCGAAGATAAAATCGGGATGACGGTCAATGCGTCTGGTCGGTTGGTTGATAAGTTCGGGCAGACCAAGCGCGTTACCAGAGACCTGGAACAAGCAATGCAAAAGGCCGGCGTTAAGACCGACGACCTGGCCGACATTATGCTGCAAGCGCGCAACCAGGCAACCGGCCTAGGCCGCGCCATGAAGGTTGCCAACGATAACGTTCGGGCGGCTGGCGCGGTTGCCTTGCCGCAAGCCACGCGATCAAGCGGCGCGTTCGGGCGCAGCTTGCAGAACGTCTCGTTCCAGGTTGGCGACTTTGCCACTCAGGTTGGCGCCGGCACGGCTGCGAGCATTGCCCTTGGTCAGCAGTTGCCGCAGTTGCTCGGCGGCTTTGGCATTCTCGGCGCTGCGCTTGGCGCGGTGGTGGCCATCGCGGTGCCGCTCACTAAGTCGCTGGTTTCGATGACGGAGGGGGCGAAACTAACCAGCGATCAGTTTGGCGCATTTGAGCCGGTCATCATTGGCGTTGCTGATGCTTTCAAAGCGCTAAAGCCCGTCGTTGGTGAGGCGCTGGGTTTCCTGGCCGAGCATCTGGAAAAGGTGTTGCTTGGCGGCACTGCCGTTGCGGCGTTTTTCGCCGTTAAATGGGTTGCTGCCATGACGGCAGCGCGGCTTGCGACTATCAGCATGACCGGCGCAGTTGCTGCGCTCAGGACAGTTATGAAAGCGTCAATTTTTGGCGCGCTCATTGTTGGCTTGGGCGAGGTCATCCACCAACTTGTGAGCGCGAATAGTTGGGTGCGCAAGCTGGCGATCCGGCTTGACCTAATATCAGCATCTGGCGCAAGCGAATTACGAACAGAAATCGCGACTTTAGAAGCCCAGATCCAAGGAACAACGGCCAATCTGGATGAACTTCGCAATAAGACAACCGATCATATCGGCGATCAGTCGGCTGGCATTAACGCGTTGTCGAAGTCTCTTGAGAAATTGCAAATTCGCCTGGCCGGCGCAAAAGCGGAACTGCAAGCATTAGAAAGCGCCAAAAAGGCCGCGAACGACTCAATCACGCTTCTTGATTTTAGCGACGACGGCAAAGAAAAGGACAAACTTAAAAAGGATATTGAGGACCGCAACAAGCTGCGCGACGAGGAAATGCAGCGCCAGCGCGAGCGGCTGCAAGAAGGCTTGCAGGCGATCCGTGAAAGCCAGCTAACCGAGCAGCAAATGCTGTTCAAACACCTACTCGATAAAAAGGCTTTGATAGATGAAGCCTATGAGCAGGGCTTAACGAATGATATTGAGCGCAAAGAGTTAGAGCGGGAGTTACAGGCCGAGCATAATAAAAAGATGCTCGAACTGGAGGAGCGAAAGAATCAAGAGCGGCTTGCTGGGATGGGTGCGCTTGGGCAGCAGTTGGCGCAACTAACAAAAGGCACGGCGGCGGAACAGTTGCAGGCAAATGCAAAATATTATGCCCAACTCGGCCAGCAGGTCAGCCAGGGCAACGACAAGCTGTTTGCGATGCACAAGGCGTTTTCCATCGCGATGGGTTTGATTGACGCTTACGGTGCCTTCTTAAAGGTTCTGAACGGCTGGGACAGTATGACTTGGGTGCAGCGGCTGGCCGCGGCCGCTACTGTCTTGGCGGCTGGCTTAAGTGTTGTGTCGCAGATTCAAGGCGTCAGCAAAAGCGGCGGCGGTGGTGGCAGCAGAAGTGCCGCGGCAGCGACCGGTGGCGGCGGTGGGACAGCCGGCTCCATAGCGCCGGCTGAATCATCTCGCCCGCGCGGGCCAGCGGTCAGCTTGACGTTAGTCGGCGACCAGGGCTTTAGCCGCGCGCAGATCGTGCAGATTGCGGAGGCGTTGAATGACGCAGGCGATGAGGGACAACTTGTGCAGATCATGGGGCGGCGATAATGGGCGTTGAGACCGAAGGCGGCTACACCTGGACCAGCGGCAAGAACGCTCGCTTGCTCCACGCTGGCAACAAGTTGAGCATCAAGACGATTACGGCAACCGCCGACAGTGGCAGCACGGCTGATCTGGTGGACAACGGCCTAACGCAAGATAGGTGGGTGCCGTTTAGCAATCTTCTATCCGATCCGACCGACCTAAGCAAAAGCACTTGGACGGCAACCAACGTCACCGTTGGAAGCGATGGTCTGACGCTGACTGAGACGACCGACACCGGCGAACATGATATTTCGCAGGCGTACACGTGGACCGCCGCGGAGCATGTTCTGGCTTTCAAGATCGAGCGGCAGACCGCGCCGGAGGTGCAGGTGCGGGCGAACGATGGCACTACCAGTTTCACTTGCTTCTTCGACCTGCGGGATGGGACCGTTGGCACGGCAGCGAATTGCACCGGGCAGATTCAAGACCTGGGCCACAATCAATATCTGCTCTCGATCTATTTTACGCCGCTAGCCGCGACCGGCGTTGCTGAGTTGTTGCTATCGAATGGGTCCGAAACGGTATCCTATGCCGGCAGCACGTCAACTACCATCAAGGTGCTGCGGGCGAGCGCCAACCTTTCCAGCGCAAGTCTACGGCTCGATCCTTTCACCAGCCAGGCCGGCACGCTGTTTGCGGTTGCCGCGCACAATCTCGGCAGCAGTAACGCCCGCATCGAGTTTGAGCATGATTCCGACGAAAACGACACATGGACGACTATCGGCACGGTGACGCCGAGCGATGATAGTCCGATCATGTTTTTCTTTTCGTCGGTGAGTTCGCCGCGCTGGCGGATCACGGTAGACCGCGGTGCGTTGCCGGAAATCGGCGTGGTTTGGGTTGGCGATCCGCTGATTTTCCCGCAGGCGTTCTATGCCGGCTTCACGCCGGCCAGGATGAATCGAGCAACGGACGTGATCGGCAACATCAGCCGCACGGGCGACCTGCTGGGCCGGTCGATCAAGCGAACGGTACTTTCCGAAGAATATAGCTGGACGCATCTCACTTATACATGGGTCCGGGCCAACCTTGACGGCACGCAAGGCGTGATCCAATCACTTGAGGATGCGCCGGCTTTCCTGGCCTGGCGCCCGGAAGAGGTCGCCGAATGCAGCTATATCATGCGCGCCTCGGTTAATCCGCCAAGTGCAATGGGCATTCGGGCGTACTGGTCATTCGGATTCAGCGGCGAGATTTACGCCTATGAGTGACACTGCCACCCATCGCGAGCCGGTTGAAATTGTCGAGATACTGGTGCCGAAGTGCGTCAACGTTCACGGCAGCGCGCCTTGCACGGCAACCGAAACCGGGGCGGCAAAGTGTTTCAACACCCGCGCGACTTGCAACGATACCGACAACTTCCAGGCGCGACCGCTCGCGCACCTGACGCCAGACCTGACGCTAGAGCAGGGCGATACCATCGACAATGCCAGCATCGACTTTGCCGACGACGCGCTGATTGAGGTTGATCTGTGGTTTGATATGGAAGCAACTGGCACAATCTTTGCGGTCGGCAATGCCTCCAATTTCATGTATCTCGGCATCACCGGCACGGACTTGGTGCTGGCCGCAGGCGGCACGGCATCCAACCAAGCTCGTGCAACTTACGCGATCAGCAATCTTTATGGCAACACCGTTACGCTGATTGCCCGTGTCGATTACAGTAACGACGCGGTTTATCTTTACAAGTTCTGCCCGGTCGAGTTGGAATTGACGCTGCTTGCGTCGGCTACGGCAAGCGGCAGTATGCCCGCAGCGTGGGCGCATGGCACCGATGGCACGGTCGGCGAGGATAGCGGCATTACCTACGGCTCGGAAGATGGCGGCGATTTTTCCTCCGTCATCACGGCAGCGCGGGTGCATAGCGCCCAGACGGCCACGTTGACGCCAAGCGCCGACGCTTACCGGTTCAGATATTATTTTGACGACGGGCGCAAGGCCAAGCCGGCCGACGATATCTATACGCTGCCAATATTAACGCGCGCAAGCACGGTGGGAACGCGGCTTAATCTGACCGGCATTGATGATCGGTACGAACCGCTGGGCCGGCGAGCATATGCGGATGTGACATTGGCCGATGCGCCGCATTCCGATTACCCGTTCGACCCATACCGCACAGATCGCGGTTATGATGCGCTCAAGCGTTCGACGTTCTGGGCCAAGTGGCGCATTCGTCACCTATACGGCAAGACGCGGGCGCTGGTGCGCTTCTATCACGGCTACAATGGCGAAGCCCTGGCCGACATGACGCGCCAGACCTACGTTTTGGATTCGCTCAATTGGGGCCGCGAGGCAATGCGCATCCGCTGCCGCGATTATCTATCCTTGACCGAATTTCGCCGCGCTCAGGTGCCGCCGCTGACCGATGGCGAATTGACGGCAGACATAACAGATGCGGCAACCTCGTTTGTCCTACTAGGCGACGTTACGGAAGATTACCCGGCAACCGGCACGGTGCGCATCAATGATGAACTGATGACCTACGGATCGCGCGCCTACGATTCCGGCGCAGACGAAACGACCTTTTCAAGCGTGACGCGCGGAACTGATGGCACGACCGCCGACGAACACGAGGCCGAAGACGCGGTGCAACTTTGCCGACGCTATACGGCTGCGCGCGTCGATGACGTGTTAGCTGATTTGATCGTGAACGATGCCAAGGTGCCAGCGCAGGCCGTGGACCTGGCGTCATTCACGACCGAATATGAGGACACTTTAAGCCAGTATATTCTAACTACAATCATCAGCGAGCCGACCGGCGTGGATCGACTGATCGGCGAAATTGCCGAGCAGGTCGGCATTTTTGTTTGGTGGGATGAGCGGGCGCAGAAAATCAAGATGCAGGCCATCACGCCGGTTGACGTGCTGGATGGTGCGCTGACGCAAGAGGCCAATATTGTCGGCGATTCATTCGAGATTGTAGAGCGCCCCAAGGAGCGGATCACGACCATTTCGATGTTCTGGAATCCGCGCGACTGGGCCGGCGATCTAAACAAGCCAAGCAATTTCGCCAATCAGCTAATCATCGCCAACACCTCCGCTCAAGACCTTGACCAATACGGCGACCTGCCGCAAACGCGAGAAATATATTCGCGCTGGCTGACGACCGAAGGGCTGATGACTCAGACTGGCTCGCGCTATTCGCTGCGCTATGCCGACGTGCCAAATTATGTAAGACTGAAAGTCGATGCCAAAGACCGGGCATATTGGATCGGTGATTTCGTGACGATCTCGCACGATTATCTAGTTGAAGAGACGGGCGCGCGGGATGAGACGCGGCGTTGGCTCATTATCGAGTGCGAGGAAACTGAGCCGGGGCATAGCCAGGACATGACGCTGGTGGACGTGACGCTTGATGGCCGGCTTTATCGCATCACCGAAAACGGCATCGGCACCTATACGCCGGAATTGTTCGCCCTGGCGAATGCCTTTATCACCGACGCAAACGGCTTGAATAGCGACGGCACGACCGGCGCAACTATCATCTAGAGGCAAATCATGGCAGTAGCATGGACCACGCTTACAAACGCCCAAGTCGCGGCCGGCGCAGCGATCACCACGGCGCTGATGACGGCGCTGCGCGACAATCCAGAGGGTATAGCCCAGCGCGCCACGGGGCATCCGAAAATATTTGGCACCGCCTATGATTACCAAGAATTCACCGCCAACGGTACGTGGACAAAGCCCAGCAACGCCGAGAGCGGCGATAGGGTGATTGTGCATCTTGTTGGCGGCGGAGGGGCTGGGCAGCGCGCGGGTAGCAACGCAGACGGCGGAGGCGGTGGCGGCGGTTTGTTCCATGTTTTCCAGGACATTGACGACCTGGGCGCAACAGCGGCAGTAACTATTGGCGCTGGCGTTGGCGCCACCTCTAGCGAGGTTTCGACAGTTGGTGGGACGACGGAGTTCGGTGCATCTGATGCGAATAGTTATGTAGATACAACTGAGTTTTTGCAGGCGTTTGGCGGCAGCAGTAGTGGTGCCTCTAACGGTGCAGGCGGCGCGGTTAGTTTTTACAACGATTATTTTGAGTCGGTCGGCACCAACGGCGGCGCCGGGTTCCATGGCGGTGATGCTGGCACTGCCGCTACTCCTGAGCCTGGAGCGGATTCCGTTTTCGGTGGCGGCGGCGGTGGCGGCGTAGATTTCGGCAGCACAGGCGGCGTTGGTGGGGCTTCGGCATGGGCTGGCCGGGGGGGACGTGGCATTGATTCTTCGGGAACAGTGGCTGGCGCCATATTTGACGGTGAGTTCCCAGGCGGCGGCGGCGGCGCGGTTGATAGCGGGGCAACAGGAGATACGGTCGCGGGGGCCGGGGGTGACGGCTATTGCCAAGTCTGGTGCTTGCGGGAGGACGCATAATGGCTAAAGCAACACGGCGCGCTGAGATTGAGCGCGGCATTGTTCTGGACGAGGACGGCTTTCCGATTGCCTTTGTGCAGTGGGAAAAAGGCCAGCGGCCAAACTTCAACCAGAAACTCGCGGATGGCTCGACCAAGCGCCACAAGGTCATTGACGGCGCGGTATACGAGTCAGGCGCTGAGGGCGGGCGTTGGAATGGCCAGGCGTGGGAATATCCCGACGCCGAGGAAATATGGGTGAATGAAAAAGGCCAATATCGCAAACGGGTGCGGGTCTTTTCCCAATACATGAACCGCGCATCGGCCTTGCCACCCGGCTGGATCATTGCCGGCTCACCGCCGCCGAAATCGCGCGCACGTCGGCCGGTGTATGACAAGTTCGACGGGCAATGGAAATTCCCGAAAGTCAAGGTGGTGCTGGCCGACGACGGCACGGTGATCAATCGCGTGCTGGTAGACCCGCGCGAAGGCGTCGAGCCGCCGCCATTGCCGCCGGGGCAACGCATGATTGACGAGCCGCCGGGCGCAGACATTCCGCGCGGATCACGTTATGATGGGCAGAGCTTCGCACCGAAAGGACCGCCAAAATGAGCAAGAAGCAAATTCAAAACACTATCCGCTGGGCCGGGGCCGTGATCGTGTGCGTGATTCTGTTTGCGGTGTTCGGCCAAGCTGTAGACGCTGAATTGTTATTCGAAATAATTGAAAGGATGTCCTCCCAATGACCCGCATTGCCTTCGCCGCCGCCATGATGGCGAGCCTCGCCGCTTGTTCCACTGCCTCAACTGACGACATTGGCTCCCCGGTCGAGCCTGCCGCGCTGACCAACGCGCCGGGGATGACATCGTTTGGGGTCGGCATGAACTCCGAAACCGGCATTCCCGACTCGGTGATCTACAGCAACGCCAAAGACGACACCGGCTCGCTGATCGAGACCATCTACGAGTTCGATCCGCAGACCGGCAACAAGATCCGCGTTTCCTATCGGTACAGCATCGACTCCAGCAAAGGCTCTGAGCAGACGCAGGCGGTCCTGGCAGCGGTCGAGGCAGTTGCTGACGCCCAAGCCGAGACGGCGCAGGCGATTGGGCCAGAGGCGCTCAAGGCCGTGGTCGAAGGGCTGCGGGTTGGGTTTGGCGTGCCATGAGGACTATCTCTCAACACACAAACAAGGATAGCTCCAATGCGTAAAATCTTACCTCTCGCCATTGTTGGTTTTGCTCTACCGTTCGTCGCAGCCGCCCAGGTCGGATCGGGTGAGGCTATCTGGCAGGGCCAGACCTCACTGCAGGAGTTCGACGCGGAATGCACCTTCTTGCAGAACAACCCTGGCACCATGATCTTGGCCGGCAACACCTGGACCGTAACGACTCCGGCGACGGTGCACCTAAAGACCCGTGGCGCTGATCGCGTCACGGTGGAGAGTGACGACCTCATCCGTTTGGACTCCAGTGGCGATGCGGTTGATACCGCGGTTGTGGACTATACCGGCAGCGGCGTGACAGGCGGACCGCCATCGATCACGCCTGTGGTCACCCCGACGCTGATCAGCGTTGAGGGTATCTCATCCCCAGGCGCGTCAGTGTTTACGATTGCCGTAGGCGGTGAGGCCGTCATGGCCGACACCAATGCGCTGGGCAACTCGACCGGATATCACATCCGGCACACCGTTACTTGCGTTCAATAATTCTCGGGGCCTTTGCCGCCCTGGTGGCAGCGGAAGCGTCCGCTCACAGCCTCTCCCCTGGCTATGAGCGCCGCAGCACAGCCTTCAACACCTTGGAGATGCAGTACAAACTCACCAACGCCTACTCGTTCCCGGCATCCTACGAGGTGCAGGTGTTCGACAAAGATTGGACGCAGCACGCGGCTTGGTCAACGGACAAACGGACCTACAACCTCAACCCCAACAGCGAACGATTCATCACCGTCCGCCTTACCGAGATCATCGAAGACCGCAGGGTGATCGTCTGCACAATTCTGACTGGAGTAACCCGTGACCAGCAGCCACCAAAGATTGAGAGCAGGGCTTGTAGCCGTCTTCGCATTGATAGCCTCCGCCGCTAGCGCTCAGGTGGATTTCCCCAACTCCAGCAGCAGCTATGGTGGGAATGATC